TTCGTAGTCATGGAAGCCGCGCTCCCGGAAGAGCGCCTGCAGCTTCCAGTAAGGATTGCGCCGGAAGGTGCCGGGAACAGGGGAAGGGTGCTTGTAAGTCTTCATGATGGTCACTCCCTTTTTTCAGTGGTGAAAATGTCGACCATGATCTGGTCGAACGTCGGTCTCGATCACAGGCACGTCGATTGCCGTTTCCTGTGCGGAAAGCCGGGCCATGATCTCTTCTGGCGTGAGTCCGATGTCCTCATACCGGCCAAGGCGCTGCACAAGATCTTCTTTCTTGGACGGGCTCCAATAGCCGGTCTTGATGCCATTGCAGCGTGGGTTTGTCAGTCGTTCCATGCGCCGTTCTCCATTTCAAGCTCCCATTCGTCGCAGATAGTCCTGCATACCAACTTGGGAAAACCAATCAAATCTTCGCCGTGTCCGGCCATCAGGGCAGCATTACCGACGATTGCGGACCTGTCACCCAAAATATACAGGCTCGATGCACGCGGGTTATCCGGTAGCTGATGCAGCAGTCCTTCCTCGTTGACGATCAGGTGGATGCACTCCACCGGCTCCCGCGCCCAGGTGGGGTCCAAGCTGCTTTCGGTCACCTCGATAAAGCCGCCTACCAGCTGCTGCAAGGTGCTCAATTTGCAGATGTCGCCATTGTCGCAGGGCACCAGCCTGCACGGCCCATCTGCCGGGATGAAAATAATATAGCGTTCCATGATGTATCTCCTTGTTTGATGTGCCTTTTTGCGGTAAAGTGGCTTCCATGATCATTTCTTTAATAAAATAGCGACCAGTGCCAGAATTTGGATGCTCAGGGCGAATATCTGAATCGTCAAAGGGTTTTTCATAGTTGCTCTCCTTTCTGCCCAGTGTTCCGTGGCTGACGGCTCGCTGGGCTTTTTGTTGTTGTCCATGTGGTTCACCTCCTTGTGGTTGGCTCCCTCCTGCGGTAGAATAGAGGCACCAGAAGGGAGGTGAAATTATGGATGAGCTTAGTGCATTGCGGATGCAACAGATTGCAAATTCGGTAGTTGCGAGTCTGCCAACAAATGAGCAGATCATGGCCAGCACGCAGGCGGCAATGGCCCAACTGATGAAAGCTATGGATTTTGACCATCAGGCTGTAACCGAGTCGGCAAGAGCTACAATTTTGGTATTAGAAAAAAATACGCCGAAAATGAAACCAGAAGCGGTTGCCAAAATAACAGAAAGTCTTGCTGAAGTATTCCGCTCAGTTTCGTCAGGCGATGAGGTTCCTGTCGAAAAAGCAGAGGCAGTGGTTGAAGAAGTAAAGCCATACTTACCAGCAGAGGCAGTTGAGATAATCGAAGAAAGGATTCAGTCAGAGAAACAATCTAAAAGTAAGATCTCGTGGAAAACGGTGATGGAGATTATTTCGTTCGTTATCTGTGTTCTGGGGTTTATAAAAGATTGCTTGCCGGACGAGTACCAGCATAATCAAGAAGCAGCAAATACTGCAATCATTGCAAATCAGGAAGAAATGCTTGACCTGCAAAAAGAAGAACTTAAACACTCAGAAGAATTTCGTCAACGTGTCGAGGAGCATTTCGAAATCACGGAAGAGATTTACGAGAGAATTGCTCAAGGACTGGAGATGTTGGCTGACCAAAGCATCGAACCTGACCAAGAGAGTCAAAAGCTCGCGGATTTGGTTGATTTGCCCGATGATTCGCCAGAGGAGAAGACTCTGAACGAAACTGGAGGCACAGAGGATTGACCTGCTCCGCTTGAGTTTCTGAATCTCGTTTTCCATCTTTGCCCAGCGTTCCGCTTCCGACGGTTCGCTGGGCTTTTTGTTGTTGTCCATGTGTTTCACCTCCTTGCACACACCTCATTTCTGCGGTAAAATAATTTTGGAAAGGAGGTGATACGATGGAAGATATCGAATTAAAAACGTTTCCGAGCTCCGATATTGAAGCGCTTGCCCTTCTGTACGTCCAGAATCAAGACTTGAGAGGCAAAACCCCGGCTGAGATTCATACGATGTATCAGGATGCACTGTATGAAATCAAGCAGGACTGGCGAGAAAAGCGGAACAATGGTTATTTCAGAGATCACCGTTGAGAGCTTTATAAACTTTACACATGGCATCTGTAAGGTTTACTAAAGTATCCGCATCTGCGTTCAAGGACTTCTCAGCAAGCAGTTGCATCTGCTTGCTGAGAAGTTCTTCGTTTTTATCAACTTGGTTATCCATGTGGTTGACCTCCTTGTGTTTGTGTTATTCCTTTGCTAAAATGAGCGTAGGAAGGAGCTGGTTTTATGTATCAGCAAAAAGCTGACTGTGAAAATGTCGTCCTGAGTGCAGCAGACAAAGAACTTCTGAAGAAGATCGAAGCACATCCGCATTACAGGTGCGACCCAAAGGAACTTGGTAATTTGCGATTCTTTGGGTTGGTTCAGGAAGACCCGAGCGGAGAAGTGGATGGCTTTCACGATCCGATCGGAGCAGGGGCATACTGTGTGTCAGACTTCTATCAGGTTTACCGGGAGTACAAGAAAGACCGTTTCCGGGAGATGGCCATGCAGTCTCTTTGGCTGCCAATCGTTGTCAGCATCATAACAAACATAACAGTAGACGCATTACAATGGTTGTGGCCGCTGATAACAGGATAGTTTTCCGGTTGTCAGCCCAAAACTCGCCAAGGTTTCTAAAAAAGTCGTGCATTTTATTCCCTCACCTCATTCCCGCACCAGTCGGTTGTGATTTTTCTGCTTTCGCAATAACATTGCCAGCCCAATCCGTTGTTTCAACAACAGCTTTACCCTGCCGCTCCTGTACCGCCAGTACAAGAGCGGCAATTTCTTTGGCATCCCCGGTGATTTTAATTTTCATTTCATTCACCTCCTTTGAAGATGTTGTCGGCCACGTTGTTCACCTCCCTTCCTGCGGCCCCGCCGGGGCGGTGTTCCGGTCAGCATCAGCGGCATTCCCGGAAAAGACACCTGCCAGTGCTTCGCTCATGATCTCATTGAAGGCGGGCAGGCCAAAGGCTACGATACGCAGTTGGTCGATGCGGCTGTCCAACTGATTCTGTGCCCGCTGGACCAGGCTTTCTGCTTGGCGCAGGCTGTCGCAGTCCCGGCTGTAATCTGCCTTGGCCTGTACGAAGCGGCTTTTGCTCTTATCACGGATCTTGATGAACTGGTCCCGCATATCAATGATTTCGGCCAACTGGTCCTTAGCCTGACTTACGGACTGGATCGCCATGGTCAGGCGGTCGTTTGTGGCTTCCAGTTGCTCGATATGCTGCTGGGCCTTCACGGTTTCATACACGCCGTTCTTCCGAAGTGCTGGCAGAACCTCGCCGATCACCCAGCGCTTGAAGGCTTTGGCCGTGGGCATCTTGCTGCTCAGAATCAGGCTGTACAGGCCGGACTCGTTGATGAGGGCGGTCTTGGATGAGGGGGACACATTCCCATTTTGGGAATCTGCCCCCTGCGGCAGCATCTCAAGCCGCTTGTCCTCCTCATCGACGTGGGCGATGATGGCCTTGCCGGGATTCTTGTACCCCAGTGCCACAGCAACGTCCTTGCCCACCAGCCAAGGTGTGCCGTCGATCTCGACGGTGCGCACCTGCCCGAACTCCGGGTTCTCAAAGATTTGTAAGTCGTTCATGTGGATTTGTACCTCCTTGTATTCACTTCACTTTCGCTGTAAAATAAAAAGACGGAAAGGAGGTGAATGGAAAAATGATTTTTGAAAATTTTTTAAGAATGCATGGTCTGAATATGCAAATTGAGCGAGATGGTGAAATTATTGCAACCGTTCCAGGTTTGCCAAACCGAGAAACGGCAACAAACCGTCAGTACGTTGGATTTCGCCCAGAAACCGATATTAAAATAGACGATGTTATTATCACTCCGGCCAATGAACGGCTTTATATCACGGAAACGCAGGCGTCGTTCTTCCAAAAACATCAGGAAGAAATAAAAGCGTTCTATATGACCGAAGTCGAGAAAAGAAGGAAAGAAACTGAACAGCGTCAGAGTAATATTTATAATATCGGTACAGCTTACGGTTCTGTAATCGGAACGGCTAATACGGCGACCATCAACTATCAGACGAATTTCCAGGAACTGCGGGAGCGGGCAGAAGCTGAAAACGCGCCGGACAAAGAGCAAGTCCAGAAGTTGATTGACCTTGTTGAGATGATCGTAAATGACCGGATTCCTCCGCAAAAGGGTTTGCTGTCCAAGTTTTCCGAAACGATGGAACGTCACTCGTGGATTACAAGTGCTGTTGCAGCTGCGCTTGTATCGTGGTTGACACAACTTCCACACTGATCTCGATGGTCAAGTTTAACAATGCTTTTCCATTGCTGGACTGAACAAACGAATAATCCTTCACGTTCTGGATAACCGTTCCGTCTATCTGGCAGCTAAAACGATTGTCCAAGTGCGACAGCTGAATCTCTTGCGCCCCGCGCTTCTCTTCCTCAGGAGCGTGGGGCCTTTTGCTGTTGCTCATCTTCTTCACCTCCTTCAAAAGGGAGCAAGTAGATGTAGACGTCTAGTTTGCTAGACAATCACTCCAAAAAAATTTCGCTGACTTTCTTATTCAGAGCTCCTGCGATTTTGGTTAAAGTCTCCGTAGTGGTCACCGTAATGGAACCGTTTTCAAGGCCGATAATCGTTGCACGAGACACCTTTGCACGTTTGGCCAACTCTTCCTGTGTGAATCCGCTTGCTTTACGTGCTTCTCGAATCTTAAAAGGCATTGTTTTGTTCACCTCCTTCGTTCAGCGTAAGTCTAGCGCACTAAACAAAACGTGTCAAGTATATTTTACGAAACACTTGATTTTTTGTCTAGCAAATTGTATGATATACTTGACAATACAAAGAAAGAGGGTGTGAATCTCTTGATCCTTGGTGACCTCATAAAACAATATCGTAAGGAACACGGATATAGTATGGATGCTTTCGCACAAAAAAGTGGTTTGAGCAAAGCATACATTTCAATTCTTGAACGTAATGTAAACCCGGTCAATGGGAAACCGGTTATTCCTTCACTGGAAACAATCAAGGCTGTTTCACAAGCCATCGGTGCTGATTTTAACGATGTGATTGCAATGCTGGATGGAAATCAAAAAGTGTCACTGCATTCGGAAGCGCCTGCCATCCCGCCGGGATTCATGCCGATGCCGGAGATGGTGCAGGTGCCGCTGATCGGCACTATTGCGTGCGGTACGCCGATCACGGCAGAGCAGAACATCAAGAGCTATATCGGTGTCCCGGCAGCGTGGCGGGCGGACTTTGCCTTAGAGTGCCACGGCGACAGCATGGCGCCCACCATCTGCGACGGCGATGTAGTCTGTATCCGGAAACAGCCGGAGGTGGAGCAGGGCCAGATCGCCGCAGTGCGCATAGGGGAAGAAGCGACCCTGAAACACTTTTACTATCAGAATGATGTGATGACTCTTCTGGCCGATAACTCGTCTGTATGCCCACCGATGGTCTATACCGGCCCCCAGCTGGAAGAGGTGGAGGTGGAGGGGCTGGCCGTGGGTTTCTGCCGGGGGTTGGTGTGAGGAGGAAGAAGAGATGGAGAACAACTTTCAGTTTTTAATATATCGCTCAGCGGAAGAGGACATTTCTGTTGATGCTATCGTAAAAGATGAAAGCATTTGGCTGTCTCAGCAGGGCATGGCAGAGCTATTTGGTGTGCAAAAGCCTGCAATAAGCAAGCACCTCAAAAAAATCTTTGAAGAGGGCGAGCTTGACGAAAAAGTGGTTGTTTCCAAAATGGAAACAACCACTCACCACGGGGCGCTAGAGGACAAGACACAAACACAGGAGACAAATTTTTACAATCTCGATGCAATTATCTCCGTGGGCTATCGCGTCAACTCACGCCGGGCCACACGCTTTCGTATCTGGGCGACCGGTATTCTCAAGGAGTACATGACCAAGGGCTTCGTGCTGGATGATGAGCGCCTGAAGCAGGGCAAGGATGCCTTCGGCAAAGATTACTTCCGTGAGTTGCTTGAGCGCGTCCGCTCCATCCGGGCTAGTGAGCGGCGTATTTGGCAGCAGGTGACGGACATTTTTGCGGAGTGCAGCATCGATTATGACCGAAACTCACTGGTGACAAAGGATTTTTATGCAATGGTGCAGAATAAATTTCACTATGCCATCACCGGCCAGACAGCAGCGGAAATCGTCTATAACAAGGCTGACCACACCAAGGAACATATGGGCCTGACTACATGGAAAAACGCCCCCGAGGGTCGGGTGCTGAAATCGGACGTATCGGTGGCGAAGAATTACCTCTCCGAAAAGCAGATTCGCCAACTGGAGCGCACAGTGTCGGGCTATTTCGATTATATTGAAGATTTGATAGAACGGGAAAACACCTTCACGATGGAACAGTTTGCATCCAGTATCAACGAGTTTTTGTCATTCCGGCGTTATGATATTCTGCCGGATAAAGGAAAAATTTCTGCTCGGAAGGCCAAAGAGAAGGCTGAGGCAGAGTATGAGCTGTTCAATCCGACGCAGAAAATTGTGTCTGATTTTGATAAGGCAGTAAAACAACTGAAGACATAAAGCAATGTGCAAAATTTGCACATTGCTTTTGTGGATATGTTTAACCTCCGGGAGTGACGGGGTGCCGCAAGGTGTAGAATATCACTCACCTGTATGTAAAAGAAAAACTCCCCCGGTGTTGGCTCACCGAAGGAGTAAGATAAGCGGCTCGCCCTTGCGGGGTCATCGCACACTCAAGCAATGCGATTATACCTCTTTTGGGCGGGCTTGTCAAAGTGTACTCAAACGGAGGTGTATTATGGGACGACGTACGAATACCGCTGTCTGGCTTCCGAATCAGAACCGCTGGCAGATTAAAGTACAGAAGGACGGTGTGCGCAAGACCTTCACCAGCGCAAAGCCGGGCCGCACCGGCCAGCGGGAAGCAAACCGCAAGGCTGATCTGTGGCTGGATGAGGGAATCTCGAGCACCCGCCTGCTGGTAGAGACGGCCTATGTGAACTGGATCGCCGAAGTGAAAATGACCACCAGCCAGTCGAACTGGAAGCCCATCGAGAGCCGCTGGCGGACATGGGTACAGCCCGACCTCGGCAAAAAGCAGGTAGCGAACCTGAACGAGCAGATGCTGCAGGCGGTGGTGAACAAAGCCTTCGCTGCTGGACTGAGTAAAAAGACGCTGATAAGCCTGTGCGCTGACCTGCGGGCATTCTGCAAATGGCTGCGGCTGGGCAAGCTCTCGACGTTTCACCCGGAAGAGCTGCACGTTCCCAAAGGCGCCCGTTCTGAAGAAAAGAAGATATTGCAGCCGGATGCGCTGCGGGTGCTGTTTGCCGTGGACTCCACGCTCTGGCGGGGGAAAAGAGTCCCGGACCCGTACATCAACGCCTACCGGCTCAGCTTCGTCACGGGATTGCGCCCGGGGGAACTCATCGCTCTGCGGTGGGCTGACATTCAGGGCGATATGGTGATGATCCACGGCGCGATAAACGTCCACGGCGAGAAAACTCGAGGCAAAAACAGCAATGCCTTGCGTTCCTTCGCGCTGACCTCACAGGCAAAAGAGATACTCGAGGCGCAGCGCGAGTTGACAGGAGGGGAGGAATTCGTCTTTCCCATTGAGGCAGAGAGCACATATCGCCATTGCTGGAAGCGCTATTGCGAGGCAAATGGCATCGAGTATGTCCCACCCTACAATCTACGGCATACTTTCGTCTCGATGGCCAAGACTCTGCCGGAAGGCACGGTAAAGTCGCTGGTCGGGCATTCCCGACAGATGGATACTTACGGCATCTATGCCCACCTGATAAAAGGGGAGAAGCAGCGGACTGCTGAACAGCTGGAAGGTGTTCTGGATAAGGTTCTTGCGGAATCGGAAGAGTAGGCTATGACTGGGTGGGTTGCAATGTGGGTTTTACACAAAAGAAAAGCACCTAGATTTTAACGAATCTAGGTGCTTTTTACTGGTGGAGGCGATGGGAGTCGAACCCATGTCCGAAAAGAGTTCAGCGTAGGTGTCTCCGGGTGCAGGCGATCTACAACATTCCCTCCGCGTCACGCCGGTCGTCAGGCTAACGCTTCAGTAGCTTCATGAGTTCCTGCCGGTCCGCAAAGCTTAGGTCCGTTCAGGTGCTGTGTCTAAAGGACGC